CTTGAGACAAGTGAAGTATTTTCTAGCATACCACAAACAGGTAGCATTGTGTCAAACATAGAACTTTCTCCTTTGAGCTGATGCTCAATAGGCTCACCGTATAAGTACAAGTTTTCTGATAAGTCAGTGTTTTCTCTTAGAATTTTAACACCGTATCTTACCTCTGGGAGATAATCCCAGACAATAGTATTTTCTTGAGGATTCTTAGCATTCTGTTCTAGAGTAACTGTTCTTAACTTCTTGATTTTATACTCGTTGATTAACTCATTAAGTATTTCGTCAGTTACGATTTCGCTAATTACCTCATTTGTTTCAGGTCTTCTGAAAGTTATGTATCCGACTCTTTTATAAGATACCCAATATCCCTCTACAACTCTGATTAGGTCATAACGATTATCATAGTCATTAAAGAACATATTAAGAGCAAGGTTCTGGTTAGGGAAACTTCCTCTGTATCCAAAGTCGATACCTGTTTGGTCCTGAATTACACCAATATTCTCATAAGGAATATAGTCAGCGTAAGGGACTCTTTTTAGGTAACCTCCGTTGTTCTCCATCCAAGACTGTGTGTCTTTGATTCCTGACACAGCGACCTCTTCGGACCTTGTATAGTGCTTTGACTTTAGTAAGTCTCTTTTTTCTGACTCAGTAAGTTTATGTCCAAAGTTCTGTATAACTTGGTTTGGAGTAAGGTACTGAACTCTTCCCACGTACTCACCAAGTTCCGTATATCGCTCATCCTGTGTGATGGATGTAAATGTATTTAAGGGAGACCATCTTTCTGGTCTGAAGTAGTCGTGCCCTATTCTGAAGTGCATAAAGCATCTACCTGTCACCAAGTAGTCTCTAAACAATTCTCTGTATAACTCGTCCATATGGAAACGAGTTTCTGATTCTTCTAGTGTTTGTTCTGCCCAAGCGATGTATGTAGGCTTCCAGCCCGTGTTCATATACATCTCTACTTCTTTAGGGATGTTTTTCTGCTTGAGTTCTCTTAACTGTTGCTGATATGCTGCTTTCTCCTCTTCGCTTTGGAACTTTTGCCTGTTAGGGTCAACACCCATGCTAAGAAGCTTAAGCTCTAGTTCAGCGTTTACTACTTCTGATACCCTTTTCCATAATTCGTCTTTCTTCTTCCTAAGATATTCGTTTGTGGAAGTAGGGTCATTTGCGTGAATAATGGTTGGGTTCGGCTTCTTGATGTACTCACCAATTAGTGTATTTACAATTGGTTCAATAAAGCCATAATGCTGGAGGTCCTCTGATAATTCTGACTGAGACCTTAGCATATCAACTTCTGATAAGAATGCTGAGGTGTCAGCTACATCGCTGTATGCGTAGCTGCCTTCGACTATTCTATAGGCATCTTCAAAACGTCTTCTAGTAACGTTTAACTGACGGATACCTATTGTCTCCAATGTATCCATACAATCTTTGAACCATGCCTTAGTTTTTTTACTATCGGGAAGTGCCTGTGCAGGTAGACGTAGAGTACTACCTAAATATGGGGCATCTTTTAAATTTATGTCGAAAAACATACGCTTATAAACTAGTATGCAAACTTAATCATTTTTTATGATATAAACAAATACCTTACAATTATCGGTATCTACTTCTACCAAACCTTTTATCGGTTAATTTAGAAAATGAATCAGTTTTGATTTGATACTTATCTTCTGAGCCTTTGATATTGTTTATGGATAGCTCTTCATCCCATATCAATGCGTGACCAAAAGACATTATGCGGTCATAGTTTTTATAATTACCAAACTTGATAATTTCTTCTAAAAGCATTGGGTCTGTTATCCTAGTCACACCTAGAACAGTTATCTCTTCTCCGTCTGGGCCTAGCTCTCCTGTAGGTATTTGTTCCCAACAGTAATTCTTTAATAGCTTCAGCAGGTGTTCCTTGTTTCTAGCGGTAGCAGGAAGACCATAGTCTACATTAGCCCTACTGTTCTCATTGATTCTTAAATTAGTTCCTTTTGCCTGTGCAATTAAGTAATCAGCTTTCTGACTACGTAAATACTTTACAAATGGAACGTCTGCCTCTGGGAGACACTCTGCATTATACAACTTGAGTAGTAGCATTGCCTGTCTATAGTACAAGTGGTCCATATGTGGTCTACCTGTTAGTTGTGCAACTATTTGATTTTGAAAGCCTGACACACCTGCTTGCCTTTTGTATATGTACAAACAGTTTAGTGAGTCTGAAGTTGTAGAGGTTGCGACTTTCGCACCGTCAAATCCTGCAACATATGTTCCTCTCTTGATTTGTCTTGGGTCTTCGTAAATAGGTCTCTCGTATATTACTGCAGGAGCTTCATATGCTCCACCCTTAAATGGGTACTCATCAACAGGTTCAAGTCTTGATTGTGAAACAGATATAAGACCATGATGAGTCACATCAAGAGTGACATACTCACCAGTCTTACCATCTATTTTTATTATGTCCTGTGTCTTTTTTGCCTGTTCCACGGGGAACGGGTTGTTACCAGAAAATAAGAAACAGTCTTCTGGTTGAAAAGGGTAATACATCTGTGCTTTCTTACCCTTGTCTGGAGACTTAGCGTGTTCTGCATCTATAAACCCTTCTACTTTGTCCTGTGCCGTTTCCCAGTCAGTAACGAAGATATTGAGTCCTTCAAGGTCCTTAATTTGCTCTTCGGTGAAGTCTCTGTCGAGATATTGTACCAAAGGTATTTCTTTCTTCTGGCCTCCCTTGTTAGACATTTGGGCAGGAACAAAAAGACTAACTTGCTTATCAGTGTCTTGAACGTATTGAAAATGTTCATTCTTTACCTCTTTTAAATATTCATCTACATCAAAGTGAAAAAAGTTAGACTTTTCTGTATGTAAAAAGTCCATCTCTGCATCTGCTGCAAAGTCTGTATTACCTCCTGTACCAATCAGTAGTTCTACAAATCGTCTTTCACCAAGGTCATTTTCGATAGCAGGTAACAGTGCAGAACGTTGTTTAGAATATAGGTACTTTCCTACCTCATCCCATACAGCTTCTGTAGGGGTGATACCTGCGAGTAATTCTTCCTTTGAAGTAACTTGTCCTTGTTGGAGGTTTCTGACGGATACCCTTGAAAAAGCAAAAGAGTTGTCATTAGGTTTATCAGCAATAGGAAAGAATTCATAACTGATAGGATTGATTGGATTTCTACCCTTTGTTACTATTCTTTTGTTGAACTCTATCTCAACATCAGAAGATGTAGCTTTGTTCCAATCGTTTATTTTAACAAAGTCAGAGAAGCAGTCAGGCCTTTTCTCATAGAACTCATCTAAATACTTTGTGATATTGTTTAAGTCAGACTGTGAACCTCCAATAATTAGAGGGTTACTGTACTGAAATATAAAAGTATTATAAGCAACTCTTGATGAAATAAAAGATGTCTTAGCGAATCGTCTTGTACCAAATGCAAGAATAGGTTCCTTGCCTCTTTCATCAGCTTTTTCATAGCACCAATTTATTAACCATTCGTTGTCCCTCAAGTTAGGGTGTGTTACAACCCTAACTGAGTTACCGAATTCGTCCCTTTTATCGATAGAAAGTTTGAAGAAATTAAGATGCCAATACAGCCATCCTGATATGTAAACTCCACCCACACTAACTCCTGATTTACAGTAGTCTATGTGTTTTTTCCAGAAAGAAACGTACTGAGCATCTTCTCTTGCGGGCTCTGGCTGGTTTATAAGGAAGTCCTTAAAAGATATTTTAGGAGGCTGAACCTTCTCCATCATTAGCTTTATTTTTCGCTACAGTGTCTTTGATAAACGTTATCATTTCATTGATTTCCATCCCTGAAACATTCATTAGTTTATCGTCTTGTAAATTAAAAGCTGGTTTAATATCTTTTAGTAATGTTTCTATTTCAACAGGTATCTCTAGTGAGGTATTGAACAGTTGCTTACAGTGAGTAAACACTTCTTTTACTTTAAACAAACATTCTTGTGCAGAAGATACGGTCAAAAACTTGACGTATTTTTCTGCTTCTTCTTCGTCACCTAGAGAGTTAGAAAACTCAATAAGCCTGTTGTATAGCTCGACATTGTATTTTACTACGTTGTCAGCATATTTTTTTTGCTCTTTTGTCATTTTACTTATTTTCTTTTAGGTCTCTTACTGTGTCTTCAAGTACCCTTGACAATTGCTCATCTGAGGCATACAAGAAAAACTTATCAGCATCGCCTGTGTTTTTAAAATTCTTTACTCTAAACGTAGCTCTCAGTATTTCCATAACCGAAAGGTCTGGATTGTCTTTTACTGCTGTTGAAAGTAAGTCTGCTATGTGTGATTTTCTTAGTGAGTCCATTATTCTTCTATTACATCTCCTTTAATTCTGATTACAAATACATCTTGGCTTGTGTGTACCTTTAATCGTTTATCAATAATTCCTGGTATTTTGGTATTGTACTTTATGGTCATTGTTAAGTTCTCTCCCTCCTTCAACGAATTTTTCAAATGATTAACAGAAAAACAAGAACAAACCTTTGTAAAAATATTTTCTAGAGGTATCTCCTCTGGTTTAAAGTCTTCATAGTCCCCTCTACAATTAATCAAGTCAATCTTGAATGCTGATGTAGAAACAGGAGAATTAAGGGTAAGAGGCTCACGGTATTCAATGACTATGGTATCGTTCTCGACTTCAATGCTGGTTTTTTCAAAATCATGAACTCTTACCGCAAGACCCCTGCCCTCAAATTCTTTTATATCATGCCATAGGTTTTCAGGACAAACTTCTTCAGCTACTTTAGTCTTTGCTTTCAATACGCAACCACATTTGTTACAAGTGTCAAGCATTTTATTTCTGTGCTCACAAGCCAAACAAGTTTCGTAACGAATTTCATTGAAAGGCATCTTCTTACCTAAGAAATGGTTTGCCCATCCTTTAACTATTCTATTTGGTCTTATCTTACCCATTTTTAATCAATTTTGGATTGAACCTAGTCCTGAAAAACCATATGTTTTTTACTTTTTCCTTCCTAGCTCTATCTATTAAATTAGACATATTTTCTAACTTTTTTCTGAAAACTGATAACTTTTTTTTGACATTTTCCTCGTCCCTTTCGTTCCTATACTTCTTTTCCTTCAATATGTGTTCCAATGAGTTAATTGCATTGTGTATAGAAGATAATGTGTAGTATAACGTGCCAAAATTACTTATTCTGTATACTACACTGTCAGTATTACTTATGTCTTCAAGTAATTCATCTAGCATTGTCCAGTACATTGCTTCTGCTGCATCTCTGTCCCCTCCTCTCTTTTGATACTCATCAAGGACATCAGATAAAAAGTATATTTTATCTTCAAACGTCATTCTTGGTGTACATCATCTGGATAGCAATGTTAGGATGCATTTCAATAGCCTCCTTTAACTTTTCTAGGTCAGGATTTAAGTATTTTCTGTTTTTAACAGAGTGCTTTATTACTAAACCCTTTTTCTTTAACCTAGAAAACATGGTTGTTACGTTTTGATGTGTTTTTATACCTAAGTTTGCAGATATAACTCTATCTTTAAAGTCTTTGGCATTGATATCATACAAAAAACATAATGTAAGTAAATCAATGTCTCTTTGTGTTAGATGAGTTGTAGTAGCACTATATATTTCAAGTAGTTTTTGAATTAAATCAACTTTGTCAGTGTAATTCAAGAAAAACGGTAATGTTCTGTATTGAGCCATATTATTACAAATATAATAAAAGTTTTTTACATATACAAGGAAATTTGTATGTAGTTATCCACATTCCCCCCTATAACCCCCTACACAATAATAAGGAATTCTACTTTACTACACTACCTTACAACCCCTCCCCTCAAACCCCCTATAGTCCCCCTTTCTCCCCTCCCCTTCAGAGACAATGCGAAGATAAATAAAACTTTCTGACATTTGCAAGGGTTTTTGATAAAAAATTTTTTTTTGTAATTATCTAAAAAAATACTGTAATTTACTTGTGTAATCCAAAAAGTATTCTTATATTGCAGGATAAATGACTCGCAGTTATGGACGATAACAATCAACTTCTTGACAGGGAGTACTTCCACGGTTATAGGGATTGTGTTCTAGACTATGTGGATGATGACTTGCTAACTGATGATATGTTCGACAAGTATCAAGCAGAACTAGATGACTTGGTATTTGAGATGTTTCTTTTCAACATCCGTTGTGGTATAGCAACTCATTTGGTGGAAACTTTCTTAAAACAATTTAAAAACCAACTTAACGATGACAAGTAAGCTCAATGATGCTCTAGCCAAGCTAAATAAAAACTTCGGCTCAGGTTCAGTATTTCATTTAGGAGAAAATGAAGCATTTGAAAAACTAGAAAGAATATCAACAGGCTCACTTGGCCTTGATGTTATTACAGGGGGAGGTTACCCTCTAGGTAGAATCATTGAATTATTTGGGTGGGAATCTTCAGGAAAGAGTACGCTTTGCATACACGCAATAGCACAGGCACAAGCAATGGGAAAGAAATGTGCTTTTGTAGATATGGAGCATGCCTTCGACAAGAACTATGCAGAATCATTAGGGGTAAATACTGAAGACCTTATTTTCTGTCAACCAGGTAGTGGGGAAGAAGCTATAGAAATCACAAAAACACTTGCTGACACAGGTGAGATAGGATTAGTTGTAGTAGATTCAGTTGCCACAATGGTTCCTTCCGTAGAATCAGAAGGAGAAGCAGGAGAAAGCAAGATGGGTGTTCACGCAAGATTGATGTCACAAGCAATGCGTGTATTGTCTCCAATTGCAAGTAAGAATAACTGTACGCTGATATTCGTAAATCAGCTTCGACACAAGATAGGAGTTATGTATGGTTCCCCAGATGTTACAACTGGTGGAAATGCACTTAAATTTTATTCCTCAATACGTATCAAACTTACATCTAGCAAGTCTGCTGGCAATAAAGAAAAAGTTGACGGTGTAGACAGGCAGGTATCTAACTTAGTTACTGCAACAACGGAGAAAAACAAAACATATCCTCCGTTGCAGAAGCATTCATTTCAACTAAGATTTGGTATTGGTATTGATGCAAAAGAAGAAATAGTTGACATGGCTATTGCTCTAGGTCTCATAGACAAAAAGGGAGCATGGTATAGCTATGAAGGTACGCAACTTGGACAAGGAAAGAAAGCAGTATTTGCTTTACTTGATGAGAATCCTGACCTTGAAGATACTTTGAGGGATGAAATAATTAAACACTATAATCAATGAGAGAAGACTTAAGTACTAGAAGGACAAAAACCAATCCGTCTTTTAAGTACGAACTGAGCGAAGAGCAGAAGCTTGCTAAAGAAAAGATTCTTGACTCTAAAATTGCCATTATAACTGGTAAAGCAGGTACGTCTAAGACATTCTTAGCATCACAGATAGCTTTGGATTTGTTCTTGAAGGGTGGGGTAGAAAGAATGTTTATCGCTCGTCCACAGGTCTCTACAGAGGACATGGGATACCTTCCAGGTAACAAAGATGAGAAGATGCGACAGTGGTGTGCTCCTGTCATCGAAAACATGGAGATATTGCGAGAGAATGGTAAGAAGGAAGTGGAGAAATGGTTAAAAGATGGCCAACTAGAACTACTTCCCCTACAATTTGCTAGAGGTAGAACCATCACCAACAGTATTATGATTGTAGACGAGGCACAGAACTTAACCAAACTTCAAACATATTTATTCTGTACAAGACTTGGTAAAGGCTCTTTGATGATATTTACAGGAGACCTTAAACAGAATGATTTGAAACAACCTAGTAGAAGTGGTTTTGGTCAATTGATTGAGACTGCAAACAAACTAGATGAGATGGTGCATGTGGAGTTACAACAAAATTATAGAGACCCTATTGTTGCTAAGTTTATGGAACAGTATGAAAAAGTTTGCGGCTGGTAATGTGGATTTACGATGACAAGAAGATACGCTCTATAGAGCAAGTGCCAAAAGATGCCATTGGTTTTGTGTATTGCATTACCAATTTGTCTAAGAATAAAATGTACATAGGCAAGAAAAGTCTATATCATTGGAAAAGAGTAGGTATCAAGCGTTTTCAAGAGCTTAAGCTTGAAGGAGCCGAGGTAAAAAGACACAAGAACAAGAAAAAGTCTAAAAAAGGCTTGCCTGTTTGGGTTCATAAGGCTAAATTAGAGTCTGATTGGATGCTTTACACAGGTTCTAGTGAGCAACTAAACAAAGATATAGCCGATGGAGACCAGTTTGAGAAACATATATGGGAGTTCTCTAACTGTGAGAAGAAACTTTCTTTTCTGGAGACTGAGGCTCAATTTAAGATGGACGTTATTAGGGACAACGGTAAATATTATAACGGAAACATCTTAGGGAAATATTTCCCAAATGACCTAAATTGCTAAGATGGCTATAAAAGACATTATACAGAAAAATATCGCTGAAATATTAGAGATATATTCTAAGCACGGTAACTTTACTTACACAGCAGAAGAATTTTGCAAGAAACATAAGTATAAATACTCTGATTCTTGGAGAAGAGCTGTAAGTAGATACATAAACTCTCTAGGAGACATTGAAACAGAGATAGCTATTCACCAAGAAGCTGCTAAAGCATCTCCTGCAAGAGTCTTGATATTTGACATTGAGACCGCACCACTAATGGCTAACATATGGAGCCTTTGGAATCAGAACGTTGGCTATAATTTATCTATGCTAGAGTCAGACTGGTTTATTATTACGTGGTCTGCTAAATGGCTCTTTGAAGAAAAAATATACACAGGAAAACTTACCCCAAAAGAGGCTAAGGCACAAGACGATTCTAGAATAGTAAGAAACTTTTGGGAGCTTCTAAATGAAGCAGACATAGTTATTGCACATAACGGAGATAAGTTTGATATCAAAAGAGTTAACACTCGCTTCCTGAAGCTAGGATTACACCCGCCAGCACCGTACCAGACTATTGACACCCTTAAACATGTCAGGAAGAAGTTTAACATCTCTTCGAACAAACTAGATTATGTAGCACAGTTCCTTGAATTAGGAGAGAAAATGAAAACTGGTGGATTTGAGCTTTGGAAAGGTTGTATGGAAGGACAACAAGAGTCTCTAGATAAGATGGAAGAGTACAATATTAAAGATGTTACCCTTCTTGAGGAGGTATATTTAAGAATACGTTCATGGATTACACCTCACCCTAATATGGGACTACACATCGGTGAAAATGTTACTTGTTGTGCAACTTGTGGTAGCACAGACCTTTCTGTTGTAGGTACTTACAAGACGTATATGTCTGAGTATGATGCACTTAGATGTGATTCTTGTGGAAGTGTCAACAGGTCAAGAGCAAGCTCACTTACAACAGAAGCTCGTAAACTACTAACTAAATCAATATAATGAGTAAGCCAATATTTATAGAAGTAAAAGCATTTTATCAGCCCGCAGGTAGCGAAAGGATGGACGAAGAGTGTTCAAAATGCCTAGAAGAAGCTCAAGATAAGGCAGAAGCTCTAGGATTAAGTGTAGAGAGACTGCAGCAAAACTGTGAAGACCTTTGTAGTGATGATATAGAAGAAAGCACAGAGGGACTATTGGAAGAGACTATGCTAATTAAACTAGATGAGATAAGAAGTATATCCAAAACTCAGAAGGGAAGAGCCCTTATTCAGAGTGAGGGTAGCTTCCTTCCAAGACTATTTGCTTCAACTTACGATGAAGTAGTAGAAAAAATAAGGAAACACGTT